TATTAAACAGGCGGAAAAGCTTGGTCTTGACGGTGTAATATTCCCTGACGCTATGTACTTGGCAACACAACCGCAACGTAGTCCGAATGACGCTTTCTTGCGGAACTACGGACGTGTGCTAGACAAAGAACTATCTGAGTTAAGCAAAGCAGACTCAAATGCTGGCGTCGTTATTCGGCGGACGGACACCCCGGTAACTAACAATGAAGATCCGGGCATGCGTATTTCGGGCAGAACCAACAACAATTTTGTGGTAGAAGGTATTGATCCAAGTGACGAAGCTGTGCAAGCAGCTTTACAGCCGCTTAGAGATGAGGCTCGTGCTCGTCGTCGGGCCATTGATACAGCAGAAGCAGCGGGAGAGGACACATTTATGTTGATGTCCGAGTACCGTGAAGCAAAAAGAGTGCTTGACGCGGAAGTAAGGCGTCTTTCCCGTGAATACGCTACCCCACTCCGTGTTGTGGAGTTTGACAACCCAGCTAACAGAGATTTAGCACAACGTCCCATTAGACGTGCAGCCGGTGGTATGGTAAGATCGGGGATCGGCGCTATGGCAAGAGAGGTCATGTAATGTCGGATAAGGATAAAGTAGTTATTGACGGGCGCACGGGTAGACAGATAATAAGCTTATACAATAAAGACGTTAAACAACTGACCGACAACCAGTGGGAGTGGGCTAAAGAGAACGCTTCCGTAAAGAAACGCGACGGCGGTATGGTAAAAGGTTTCAGCCCCATTGCTCGTCCACAAAGATTTAAGGGTGTGTTTTAATGGACAAGAGAAAATACCAAGCAGGTTTAAAAGAAGGCAAGGACTACGCCGTGTTAAAACCAAAAGCTCGTAGCATGGGTGAACTGTTAAGCAGCGAGTTTGCAAGCCCTGCTGGCGTACTTGGCTCTTACATTGGTGACCGCACAGGTGCGCGGGACAAGCGCATTCCTTTGCCAAAAAGCAGCCCCAAGCGCGTTGCAAAGGAAATTCGTGGTAAAGTAAAAAAAGCTGTTACAGAGTCTCGCAGAAAAAAAGCCGCGAGAAAAAATCAAGAAAGCATGGATTATGGTGACGTATCCGCTAAAAGCGGCAAGTATATGAAAAAATGTGGCGGCGCTGTTATGAAAGCCCGTGGCGGCATGTTTAAGGGAACATTTTAATGGCACTACCTCCTCAGATGGTTGAGTCTGCAATGGGCGCTGGTGGCCCCGGCATGACTATGGAAGAACAAATGACCGAGGTCCAAGTTCCGATGTCAGACATGGAGCAGCTTCCGCCCAACATTGAACTTGCTGGCATGGAAGAAGAGGCGATGGAGATCGAGACTGAAGAGTACGATCACAACGCTAACCTAGCCGAGGTTCTTAGTGACTCGGTTCTTGGATCGCTATCCTCGGACCTTAGTTCTAAGATTGACGAAGACAAGTCATCTCGGGAGGACTGGGAAGAGGCAATTGCGAAGGGGTTAACCCTACTGGGAATCAACTATGAGGAGCGTCAGCAGCCGTTTCTTGGTGCTTCTGGTGTAACGCATCCGTTGTTAAGTGAAGCTGTCACGCAGTTTCAGGCGCAGGCATATAAGGAAATGTTACCGCCGGGTGGCCCTGTAAAGACACAGATTTTGGGCATTCAGACACGGGAGGTTGAGGATCAGGCGCAGCGCGTCAAGGACTTTATGAACTATCAGATCACTGAGGTGATGGAGGAGTTTGATCAGGATACTGATCAGATGCTATTCTATTTGCCGATCACTGGTTCGACGTTCAAGAAGGTTTACTTTGATCCGACACGGCAACGCGCTGTGTCCAAGTTTGTTCCGGCTGAAGACTTGATTGTGCCGTATTCGGCCTCAGATCTGCGTACAGCGGAGCGTTACACGCATGTTGTGCGTATGACAGAAAACCAGATCCGCAAATTACAGGTAAATGGAGTTTATCGAGATGTTGACCTATCTCCATCAGAAGATGATGAATCTGATACAACAATTAGAAGCAAGACTGACGACATTCAGGGACTCCGTCCGGGATACAGTGACGAGCTTTATACTATATACGAAGTCCACGTTGACGTTGACCTTGAGGGATTTGAAGACACAGGTCCAGACGGTGAAGAGACAGGTATTAAACTTCCGTATATCGTCACTATGGACGCAGATTCGGGAAAGATTCTTTCGATAGTACGCAACTATCGTGAGCAGGATCCGCTTCGTCGCAAGCGTGATTTCTTTGTTCACTACAAGTTTTTGCCGGGCTTTGGCTTTTACGGGTTCGGTTTGTTGCACATGATTGGAGGGTTGAGCCGTGCTGCGACATCTATTCTCCGTCAGCTTATCGACGCTGGCACGTTATCGAATCTACCGGGCGGCTTTAAGGCACGGGGCGTTCGTATCCGGAATGATGATGAGCCTGTTAACCCGGGTGAGTTCCGCGATCTTGATGTTCCCGGCGGTGATATTCGCAATGCTCTTATGCCACTCCCATACAAGGAGCCTTCTGGCACGTTGGCTCAACTACTCGGGGTGGTCGTTGATTCAGGCCGACGCTTTGCACAAGTTGCAGACACAAAGGTCGCGGATGTCAACTCACAAGCTCCCGTGGGAACAACAGTAGCACTGATCGAGCAAGGCTCGAAGGTTATCTCGAGCATTCATAAACGTCTGCATTACGCTCAGAAAGCTGAGTTCCGTATGCTGGCGGAAATCTTTGCTAACAACCCTATGCCGTATCCGTATCAGGTTGGTCCGAACATCAACCCGCAGATTATGGCGCAGGACTTTGACGGGCGTGTAGATATTCTCCCAGTCTCTGACCCGTCAATTTTTTCTATGGCGCAGCGTCTGTCTTTGGCACAGACACAGTTGCAGCTTGCACAGGCCGCGCCGCAGATGCACAACCTGTACGAAGCCTATCGGCGGATGTATGATGCGTTGGATGTTAAAAACATCGACGCTATCCTTCCTGCCCCGCAGCCACCAGCACCGAAGGATCCAGCCACAGAAAACTCGGAAGCCTTAAAAGGTATTCCAAACGTGGCCTTCAAGGAGCAGGATCATCGGGCTCATATTCGTGTGCATGCAGCTTTGTTGCAGTCTCCGGCTATTTCAACTAACCCGCAGGCAGAGTTAATTATACAAGCTCATATACAGGAACATGTAGGCTTGTTTGCTCGGGACATTGTGGAAGCTGTACTTCAAGACGCTACACAAAACTCTTTTGCGGCTGGAGAGCAAATACCGCAGATTGATAACTCGTTTGTTGATGCTATGGTCGCCCAGCAGATCGCGGACACCCTAGAACAGCTAGCACCTTTGCTACAATCTGGCGGCGCAAAAGATCCTTTGGTTGAAATACGGCAGAAGGAACTGGAAAACGATCAGATAGAAATTCAGCGTAAGATGCAGAACGACATGATGGACTTCCAAGTTGATCAAGCCAAGCTCAAACAGGCTGCTGACTTAGCTATGCAGCGTATGCAGCTACAAGAAGAAATTGCTGGCGATAGAAATGAAGTAAACATCTACCGCATAAACACGCAGGCCGATTTAGCGCGGAACCGTGGACAGTGATTATGTGGGACATGCATAACCGCACGACTAAAGAGCAGGCCAAGGAGAATCGTAAGAAATGATCCAAGCACTGATAGGTCCGGCGACCGAATTGATTGGTAAGTTTGTCGAGGACAAAGACCAGAAGAACAAGCTGGCGCATGAGATTGCCACTATGGCGGAGCGTCACGCACAGGAGCTTGCCAAGGGTCAGCTTGAAATAAATAAGATGGAAGCGCAGCATCGGTCTATATTTGTGGCGGGTTGGAGACCGTTTCTTGGCTGGGGCCTGAGCTTTGCGATGATCTGGCACTTCGTTTTGGTGCCTATGGTTACCTTTGGTTTTGCGTATGCGGGAATAGAAGCACCTGATCTACCGGCGTTTGATATGGACTCACTGATGACTGTGCTGATGGGTATGCTCGGTCTTGGTGGTTTACGCACTTTTGAAAAGGCTAAGGGCTTAACAAAGTGAGTAAGACGTTACTTGAATACAAAATCATACCACGGGGTATGATGGTTGCCTTTACGTTTATGGCTTGGAATGTATGTGACTGGTTTATGAGTTTGGGCGCTGCTGCCACTACGCAGCAGACGGCTTTTGTATCGACGATTGTGGGCGCTGCTACTGGCGCTTTTGCTGTATGGATGTCACATGAAGGAAAGTAAAAGCCCGTGTGTTGGCGTTTGTGTATTAGATAAAGAACGTGTAAGATGTATTGGCTGTGGTCGTACCATAGACGAGATTATTAACTGGGGAAAGAAATGGCAAGACCAAGATTAAATCAGTTTGCAGAAGACCTTGGTGTCAGTCGTTCTTCCGCAAAGAAGCTTATGAAGAAAGCCCGTGGTAGAAAAGACGGTGGATCTAACGTGCTTGAAAACTATTCCCCAGAGCTTCGTGCTCGTATGAAACGCTTTGAGGACGCAGAGCGAATTTTTACAGAAGACACAGAGATTGGAACAAAAATGGAAAAATCCACGTCGAAACCTAAGTCGAAACGCAAGGCTTTCAAAGAGTATTATGAAAAGCACGGCGAGGTTCATCCGAAAGACCCTCGGACAAAGCGGAGTCATCCAATGAACCGTGAAGGCTCCCCACTTGTCACAGAGACAAAAGATATTGTTGAAGCTAATGCTGGCAAGTATATGGCTTGTGGCGGCTATGGTAAAGCAATTCAAGGCACAAAGTTTACTGGAGTAAA